GTGACGCGCGGCAGGCACTGCTTTGGGCCGCGGGAAAGACGCGGTACACCATGGGCGTGGGCGTAGGCCTGCGACGTGCGGCCGAGATCATGGAGGGAGCANCANGCGAGGCNTAGAAGCCCAGCACAATCCGACACGCGATCAGCCCCGGCCATGTGCCGGGGTTGTTTGTTGCCATGCTCTCCCTTGTNTGCGGGGGTGTGGACATCGGGGGAGATCGGCGGCCNGAGATCTGCAGAGAGCGCCGCAGCTGCAGCCACTCGGTGAACGCTGGTCAGTTGTCCCGGCCCAGTCTTCTGGTGCCGGCGGCCGACGAGATCGATCCGCTGGCCCGGCCGGATCTGCCCGGCCAACAGTTGTCGCGGTAGCGTTGACGCACAGCCAAAAAGGTGGCGACGTGCTGCAGATTATGGGGGTGCCCCCCCCGCACAGCCTGCATTTGTGGCGACATGTTCCCCATCCGTGATCCAGCCGATTCTGAGTTACCGACTATACTGCGGCCATGACTGACAAACAGGACGGCCATCCCAACTTGGTCAAGTATCCCAAGGGTCACACCCCAGTTCGGGCTGTGTCTCACCCCCGTGGCAGGCAAAGCGTCACGGTCGAGCTCAATGACTTGCTGCATATCCAGACAGATGGGACTCCCCGCTACACAGTCGCACAGTTAGAGGAGGTGGTCAAAGATGCGTCACAGCCACCTGCTCGTATTTTGGCGGCGCGGCGTGTGCTATCAGCNTGTCGTGACGGTCGCCGTTATGTCAANGACAAGCATGGCAACGTGTTTGAGGCTGGCAGTGACCCAGAGCCGGGTCGCGACTTTGACCGTATAGTGGATCGCATGGAGGGCAAGCCTCTTGCTCGCGTTGAGCATGACACGGGTCCGAATCGGAACGCAGAACAGATCAAAGCTGAATTGTTGCGATTGGTTTCTGCAAACCCACAATTGCTTGGTATCCTCCAGATGAAAGCATTGGAGAACGATGAAAGACGAACAGATTCAGGAAATGATTCAACAGCAGATTGTTGATTGCAACCCACGTGCGTTGTTCGCAGATGGGTTTGAGGGTTGTCTGCTCGGTTGCACCAGCATCCGTGGTCGCACTGTCGCCGTGTACTCCCGGTCGATGTGCATCAAAAAGCTGATGAAGGATGGCATGGACTTTGAGGAGGCTGTAGAATACTTTGACTTCAACGTAGAATCCGCGTATGTAGGGCCGAATACGCCGGTGTTCTTAGACTTATCGGTCCTCTCTGAAGGAAGTTTCTAATGCCTGGACATTACGGTGGCGCCATGGGTGGCGGCAAGAAAAAGAAGATGATGAAGAAGGCTGGTGCCTTTGGTCAGACCCCCTTTGGCAAAAAGGTGATGGCTAAGAAGAAGAAAAAAGTAGCCAAGAAGAAGAAGTAATGGCTAAGAAAAAAGCTGGCGATGCATGTACAAAGAAGGTCAAGGCCCGTTACAAGGTCTGGCCTTCTGCGTACGCATCGGGCGCTTTGGTGAAATGCCGCAAGGTTGGTGCAGCCAACTGGGGCAAGGGCGGCAAGAAAAAGCGTAAGAAGTAATGGCGAAGAAGTCCGCGACATCTGGTGGCCTACGCAAGTGGTTCTCCCAAAACAAAGGCAAGGGTTGGATTGATTGCAAGACAGGAAAACCATGCGGTCGGAGCGGACCTAAGGACAAGCGAAAGGGCTATCCTGCTTGTCGCCCTACTCGAAGTGCTTGCACAGCTGCCGCTAAGCGAAAGACTGGCCCTGCTCGAATATCTTGGAAAAAGAAGGGCAAGAAAAAGTAATGGCGAAAAAGGGATCAATGAAGGGGATGTCGGTTAGGAGCGGCCACAAGCGGCCGACCTCCAAAGGTGCCGGCATGACCAAGAAAGGGGTGGCGGCCTATCGCCGCAAGAACCCCGGCTCAAAGCTCCGTACAGCCGTCACAGAGAAAAACCCATCCAAGGGTCGGGCGAAGCGTCGTAAGAGCTACTGCAGCCGCTCAGCGGGCCAGATGAAGATGCATGGCATCAGCTGCAGCAAGACCCCTAAGAAGCGAATCTGTGCAGCCCGCAGGAGATGGCGATGCTAAGGTTTTTGCGGACCCTGTTGGGTAGCTGCTGGAGAGGCTAATGTCTTGCCCAGCATGCGAGAAGAGACAGGCTCAGGAGCAGCGTCAGCTATCTGACTGTGAAAGCCGTTGCAAAGAGATCAACGCCAAGAACCAGAAGCTGACCATAGCTCTGGCTGTGATGACAACTCTGGTTGGCAAGGAGTCCTTGGATTTTGCTTTGGGGCTGTCATCCACGCTTGACCAGATATCCTCACGTCAAGTGGATTCTGAGCCAGTAGAGCTGGCCTCTGCTCCGTCTGCAGTACCCAGTAATGGCCGAAAATACGACTACAGTGAGCCTTCACTGCTGGATGTGTCACTGTTGGCCAGCCTTCCACCATTGACCCCAAGTATTCGTGAGAACGACCAGTGGTTTGTCACGGACGATGACATATGGAGCGATTACTCCGGTATGACATATCTCCCAGAAACGGGTGGTTTGGCTTTGGGGCTGTTACTATTGGCTAAACCCAATAGGAAACGATAATGCTTCTAAGCCTTCTACTGTGCATGGGCAGTGGCCCACCGACTGACCCAGATGCTGTCGCCATGTGGATCGACGATCTTGGCCGGCTAACACCTTTCGGCCGTACGTTTGATGTCTACATCCAAACTGGTTTTGATCCTGACTTCTCCTACCCCAATGGCGACCCACGTCGCCCATACATGATTGGCTGCACCCGTGGCAACGAGTCGCCTGCTCGTTCGTTTACTTGGATGATCGAGGGTGAGGTGTTCAAGAATCACCGGCCTGACAGCGTCTACCCGTGGCTAGAGAACTGCCAAGAGTGCATTGACTATTGGAACCAAGACACTGGGATTCTGTGTCCTGGCGCAGGCGAGTATTGGGAATGCATCCAAGCCAACCCCTACCAGCGTTGGATGTATTTGGGTATGAACTTCACACCCATCAACTGGGAGTTCCAAGGCCCGCAGGGATGCTGCCCGCGAACCGGCGATCTTGTTGACCTTGAGTACGCATGGTGCGACTCATGGATTCTGCATGGGCCGTTGGGTAAGAAGTACGGCAATCAAAGTCAGTATCGCTATCCGATGGTGCAACAGCAGCATAAGGATCTCATTACCCCACACCCAACACTGAACAGGGTTATCAAGTACTGGGAGCCTTTCCCTGTGGGTGAGATTCCGAACGAGAGGTGCTGCTCGGCCCCGTCACAGAATGACTACGGCGACTTGATCCGATGGGACGCTGACACTGACTGGATGAGTGAGAAGTGGCCCGGTTCGTTTCACATCGCTCGCTTCACTGGTCCCGATAGGTTCGCGTCTTCTGGCGTTGTTCGCTTTGCATGTGGCAATGACCACCCCTGTGAGCCGTCGCCATACCAAGTCATCTACGAAGCGGACAACTCCTGTCCGTCAGACCTCAACGAGGACGGAATAGTTGGCTTCGAGGACATTTTGCAGGTACTATCAGATGTGGCTGGTTACAAGTATCATTACCAGACCAATAATGGCTTCAATGCCATTCTTAAAGTCCTTTCAGAATGGGGTCAATGCGATGCATAAAAAAGGTGGCAAATGCGGCTGCAAACACGGCAAGCGTGGTGGAAAGAAAAGCGGTAAGAAGAAATGACTAAATCAACACCTAGTTTTATTAGCAGTAAAGGCACTAAGACTGCAACATCGCAGACTCGTACATCTGCAACAGGTAGTGATGGCAAAGCAAACGCAGTGATCTTCTGCACGTCAGGAAAGACCACTCTGTCTAGCTTTGCAGTTGGGGATGAACTTGTGCTTTGCGAGCTGCCGGCTTACGCAATCCTTAGTAGCATCAGAATCCACCACGCAGCTTTGGGCTCATCAACCACCATGCAGGTTGGAGATATCAGTGATGACGATCGGTATATCACTGCAACGTCAACAAGTAGCACTGGTGTGTTGGCCTACGGTGACGCCTACAACTCTGAATTCAACTTTGACATCGAGACTGTGCAGTCAGATGGCAACCAGCAAATTATTATGAAAGGCGCTGGTGCCACTGCTAATGGTGTAGTTGCATGGCAGGTTTTGTACCACGGCGGCATGCCTTCTGTGCGTCAGCTCTGATACAGAACTTCAACAGATCGAATTGACACTTTAGGTATGGTGATGACGTAGTCATACGTCTTGAGCTCTTGTTTCCATGCGCCTGCGACACTTACGGAATCCTTGGTTTTTTTGACCAAATACCCTACCTGAATGATGTCTTGAACCCCAGGAATATCCTGCTGTTCGATCTCTGAGTTGGGCTGCGGTTCGCAGCTGTCAACCCAATGCACCATCACAATGTCCATTAGCTTTGCAGATGCCACGTTTCCGCTTCCCATTCCTTGCCAGATGAACGGGGCACACGGATCTTCGTGTTCACTTCCCCTACAACACACGCTACTCCCCACTGACTGACATCCTTTCGCTGCATGTATCGAGGCTGCTGGTCTCCCAGTCCAACGCTTCCTGCGTTCGCATAGAACCATGGCAGCAGGACTTTGGTTCCTGCTTTGCACTGGGTGATGGGGGTGGGTCGATGGGTGTGTCCTCTGATGGCCAAGCGCCATGGGTGGCCGCCCAGTGCGTAAGCCATCTGCAATCCTTCTGTGTTGTCAGAATTAACTCCACAATCGAACCCGTGGTAGAAGAATACTTGCCCGAGCGAGTAAACTCCCTTAGCGGATTTGACGTAGGGGATTTGTTTCCACTTTTGGAATTCTCCTCCAAAGGCTGCCGAGTTGTTCCAGTCTGCAAGAGAGCGAAGCTGTTTCGGAATGCGGCGAGGATCTTTCGCACGAAGGTTGTCATCATGGTTGCCATGTATCCATACATATTCTGCATCGCCTGCGTATTGGCGAACAGTCCGCAGATAGTCATGTGCAAAGGCAAACTCATCTACTAGATCGTGGCTGGTCTCATCCGGGTGGACTGAGGCAGCGGCTGCATCGAGGAGATCGCCCAGACAAATAACATGCGTGGGCCTGTGTTCTTCGATTGAATGGAGTAGAAACTCTTTGCCGGCCTCACTTGCGTGAGGCGCATGCACACAACTAAATGCTAGAAACTTCGCATTCACCACTTATTACCGCGGGACTTCAGCCAGTTCCATGCGGCTGGGCCGGTTGCTGCTCCGAAGATGTACGCGAGAATAACTGCGGTAACCGAAATAGAGAACGAAGTGAGAAGCATTTGTGTTCCTTGAAGAGTTTCAGAAAAGATAGAACGAGAGTCATCGACGCGAGGATCCCTGCCGTGATGGCTATCGGCAATATTACCACGTTCATGTAAACTTGGATCGCCCACGTGCCAACTACTAGGAGAATTCCTATTACTAGAGGGATTTGACCCCTCATCGGCAGCCCCAGAGATCTGGTTGCCGTCATGATCAAAATACCGCCGATTACTGAGATGCCCCCTGCCCACGTCAGAGGGCTCAACGTGGGGTCTTGGGGGGTCTCCAGCGGCGGAACCCATCCCGGTGGAAGAGCTCGGTTAGATGCGCAACTTAGGAGCGCGAGGCTTCCAAGTGCGACAATCGCGTCTCGTGGTCGCATAGTCTACGCTCCATCTTGTCAACCGACTGTTCCAGACGATTCACAGAGGCGGTAAGGGTGGTTACTGCAGCAGTGATCTTTGCGACCGACCAGACGGCGCCCGCTACAAGAACGAACACGTTCATGATGGGCATCATCTCAGCAAAGGTCATCAGATTACCTTGGCAAGAATGTGAACAGCAGCAGGGCCAGCTGCAGCAGTCTTGACTCCAACAAGAATCTCGTTGTTGCCGTCAAGATCAAAGGTGTTTGCATCTGGATCTGCAAGCGTATATTCATACGTGCCGTCATTGGTATCAGAAGCAGAGTCAGCCAACGTCAACTCAAGGGCACCAGCCTTGTTGTACAAGCTAGTCCATGCGCCCGTCATATCGTTCGGATTGCCCTTTTGCACTGATCGGCCAAACACCTGAATGATTGGGTCTGTGCTCATGGATGCCCCAGATGTGTATCGTGCGATGATACGGACGCTAGTCCCGAAAGCACACCGCAAAATGTGGTAGTTACTGTTCGTGATAGTGCTGTTTGGGTTGGTAATGAACGTCCCGCTGTTACCGCCTGCAGTAGCATCGTCGATTACTTGATTCCAGAACGATGCGATCTGCATCGGCTGCGAGAGACGATCATGATCGAGCTGAGGGCTGCCCGCCCCAAGTGTGTTTCCAAGTGCCATTAAAAGTCCTCAAGGGCGTAAGAATAAAAGGTTTGAACTGCTGTTTGCCCTTTTAGCATAGCAACAGATGACAAGATTTCCATAACTAACGACTTCCGGCCCTCCTCGAAAGCCTGATAGCGTGGATCTTCACGAAATTGAAAGTGGAACACATCTTCACGGTTCAGCATGTCTTTGACAACTTGCTGACCCAGCTCGGTAGAAAAAAGCTGTCCCAATCGTCGTGACGGAGTGTCAGTTTCGATTGGTGATTTGGTTTCATGTTCAGACACCGATGCCTGCCTCTCTTGCGATATTTACCGCTTCTGCAGATTGCTGTGCTGCCGACGCTCTTGTGTTGGCAACTTCGGCCTGCTGCTGCTGTTGAGCAAGATCAGACTGGGCCTTCTGCATCTTAGCGACTTCTTCGCGTGTTCGCAGATAGGTTGGATCTACGCCAGACATATAGAAAATGTCTCGGAATGCCTCATCAGCGTTGATATTCATCATGACTGCTGGGTTGGTATTGATCAGTGGGCCTGCAGTTTGCACGGCCTGCAGGAAGGCCTGGGCGCTTGCAGCCTTCTTAGAAGTTGCCATGGGCGATCGATACTCAGGAGCGTACTCCACGCCTTTCATGGCCTCTGGCATAGGGGGGAGCAGGTTGTTGTCAGACATCACTTCGTAGGTCGTACGGATCAACGGGTCCAAAAACTCGCTGTAGAGCCGAGCCAAGATGGGGGCTGCGGCCATGAGACCTTCTTGACGCCGTTGGATGATCTCCGTTGCGGTCATTCGGTCGTTATCAGGAAGCTTCAGCTTGTCCAAGAAGAAGGCCTTCTCGATCCTTGCTTCCTGTCTTTGCAACAGATTCTCTCCCATCATTGGGTTTGCCCCAGAGGTCAGGGGCCGAATCATGTCTTTTGTGCCCTGCCGCGTGTAAATGATGGAACCCGGGGATGTCCTGATTGGCCCCTCAATGCCGTTTGCCGGTACTGTGATAGGTGGCCTAATAGCGAGCTCTGTAGCCTCCATGACGGACCTTGAGAGCGCGTTGGCTACCTTGATGCCCGGAAGGATGGACATGGCTGGAGAGCGGCCGTAGGTCTCTTCTGGAGCCTTGGAGTACCGCGGTACCAAAAACGGCATCCGGCGGTATCCACCTTTGCTCACCATGTGCTTGTTGTTCACGTCGATGTACATCGAGGCGTACTTCATGTTGGTGTGATCCAACTTGAAGATGTCGCGGTGGTAGCGTCGGATGATTACGTGGACAAACTCAAGATCCGATTCTTCATCGATGTTTGAAGTTTGAACCGAATCTCCCTGCTCTTTGATTTCATCAAGGACATCAGGATGCAGGCTGTCACCAAAGGTGCGATATGCCTCGCGTAGATTCATTTTGAACGAGCGGTAGCATTCGCTGATGTCACCATTCTCATCCTCGACGATGTAGAAATCAGCAAGGCGTCGTGCTTGGAAGACCGGGCCCGAAGGAGTATTTCTGACAAAGATCACGCCAGTGCCAAACGTCACGAGATCTAGATACAGCTCGTGAGTAGCAACTGAGAACCTGCTGCGGTTGGAGTCGAAGTGATCCATCATCAAGCGGCTTACCTCGTCGAGGTATCGCATGACGCTTTCACGCTTAGCATGGATCGGGTTAGTAGGTTGCAGGTTGAACCACTTAGTGCTGGTGTTTGTCAGCAGGCCAGAAAGAGCAGCAGCAAGGCTTTCAGCAGCTTGCGGTGCAACATCACTGAAGATCTTAGTCCGCCGTTTGGACCCTTGCGTGAACGAGGTTTCAAACTGACGAGTAGGCAAGACGTAGTCGGCAACCTCCTGCCAGTGGTGGTGCCAGTTTGCTCTTACAGCTTTTGCCTGATCATATTTAGATAGGAGCTCAGTAACTTCCAACTGCTTGCCCTTCAAAACCTTGGGTCAAGAGCGTTGCCTGCATGCCGCCCTTCATGGCTTCTTCACGTGATTGCAGTCGGCCTTGTTGGCTTTGTGCTCGCAACTGTTCTGGAGACAAACCCTCCGGCTTTTTTGCAGTTGCCGGGTCTGGAATATCAACGATTCCTAAGACATCGTCAACTAGCCATTCAAACGCATCACTAAACCAACCCATTAGGAGTTCTCCAAAATATCAAACGGATCGTAATCCGTATTATCGGCGTATTCTTGAAAGTACGACTCGGAATCCGCTTCGCACAGAGCATATCGTAACATCATCACGGCGTATCTGGTAGCAGATTCGATATCGTCACGTTCAGCCACGATTTTACCGTTTTTGCGGTGCAGCATACGTTTCTCATCGAACCACTGCTCCAGATGCGAAAAGACCTTGAATCTGCCGGTTCGCATACGCTCAAGAATGTCCATTGTGATCGGCTCACGTGCCTGACCCCCACCTTTTTCATCATCGTAGCGGGCAGAAACAGGCAGCATGTTTGCCCCGTGATCCTCATATTGATCTTTTAGAGCCTGACCGCCCCCTTTGTCACGGATCATGCCGTCATGCGGCCACGCCACTGGGATCCAGTCTCCCCTTTGCTGGATAGCAGTAGCGTGGTACGTGGCTGTCTCATTAGACTTTTTGTAGCAGTCTGTGACATAGATGATGTCTGAGTCAGGATCGTATGCGATCCATGCAGCCGCGGCTGGGTGGTCGATGCCGAAGTCGATTCCGCAAATGCGGCGGAAGTAGTTTGGGATTTGAAACGGGCTGCAGCTTATCTCTTCGTCTGGGACGCTGTAGACGCCACCAGAACCCATCAAGGGCACGCCGGCAGCTCTCGTGTCTCTTTCGTGCTCTGGATATGACATCAAGAGTCGTTTCCGCTCTTGCTCGTTCAAGTGAGGTGAGTTGTCCCATGTAGCTGTTGCGTAGTGAATGCCATCTCCGCCATCAAGAAAATGTCGAACGATGTCAGACATGCCAAAAAGTGGCGTCCGGGTGAACAAGACCATGCCTTTTTTGTCAAGGACACGAGTCTGGCATTCAGTAAAAATAGCGTGATCAGTGGGTTCTTCGTCAAGCCACACCCCATGCCGGCTCACACCCTGAAACTTGACATTGCCCTGTTCGTAAGACTTGAATGCCAGCTCGCTAATGCCGCCAGTCACGTGCTCAACTTTTACAGTATCAATGACGTTTTGCACCCCACACTGACGAAAGTCAACATTCTTGATGCATCGAGCAGGTATCCAACCAGTGCCATCGGGCTCTTTTGTTCCAGCTTTCATAGCTCCCAGCAGTGCAAACTGGCAAACGTCTCGTGTAAGTTCGTTTGTAGGGCCAGATACAATCCAAGACGTTGGCTCGTCAAAACGACGGCCTTCCCACCAGTCTGGGTAGAGCCCTGTTAGGTGCAATGCAACTTCGGCAGCGGCAGTCCTGGTCTTTCCCGTACGGTTGCCGGCAATGATTGCACGTTCAGGGTTGTGCACACCTTCGTTATGCCACGCAGCTTGCCAATCATAAGGCCCGCCTTCAGAGCCTTTCGACGCAAGTTCGCCGTATTCTGTTTCAATACGGTTCTCGGAATGTGCCTTTTTTAGCTCTTCTAGAAGTTTGAGAGCTTCAGCTTCTATATTCAATCGAACAACTCTTCTCTTCGGACATGAACGTTCCCGAAAAACACTTGGCCATTGGTATATTCAGCAACTCCAGACCAACCGTAGTGAATGAACGGGTACACCGTATGTGTATTTCCGTCACCGTAAGTTCCAAGTTCAAAGGATTGTGTGTAACGACACTGGTATGGCGATGTAAGACTAAACAGTCCAAACCCATCATCTTCTTCAGAAATGGGGAAGTATGTTGGAGTTTTTGTGTTACCCAGCAAATCGGTGATTGCATTACCAAAATCGGTTCCAGTGCCAAGACTTTGGTTGTTAACGGAAGAAGTAGACAGCCCGCAAGCAAGTTTGCCTGTTACAAGACCAGTGCTTTGGACTGAGACAACTGCCTGAATAACATCCCATTGGAAATGATACGTTCCAGACTTCAGAGTAATAGAGTGTGAGCTTAAGCTGGCATCAGTGCACCAACTTGGCAGTTTTGCAAATTTGTCACCAATCTTCAATCCAACAACGTGAACTTGGTAGTTTTGCTGTCCACTGGCAGGGTTAGTATTTGAACCAAGATCGGATGTAATAGTGGTTTCACCATTGCCTCGATGACCAAAGGTGATGTTCATTTCCTCTGCACCAGTAGCACTAAGTTGCCCGTAGTTCACGGCATCTTTCGCATCTACACCATCCTCAACATTTTTGAGACGAGTGTCTCCTCCAGTTGACCCGCCAAAATTGACTACTGCGTCTTGGATATCTATGACTTCACGACCATTGACGTATAGACCCATGCTGTCAAGAGCTTGACTTGCAGCCCGCGTAGACCGGATGCCAGTAGACATAGCCGTCTCATTGCGAACTGCAAACTTGATGTCATGGTCATCGCCGACGTTTCTATCACGGCCCATGATGCACAAGCCGGTGTGATCTGCAGTGTCAGACTGAGCAAGAATGACCGTGTTAGAGGGGCCATTGCTAGGGTTAGTCACACTGCTGGATTCTTGAACATGGAGGCTGCCCTTGGCGTTCGTGCAGTCAACGTTTACCCCAACGCCACCAGACTGTGCTTTGATGTGTCCGTTGTCTTGGATTTGCAGATCATCAGTAACAATTACATCGCCAGTAAAAGTAGCGTTACCAGTCACATCCAAAGTGCCAACAATTGCAGTGTTACCGCTAGATGCAGTAACGGTAAATTTGTTGACGCCTACAACTAAGTTGCCATCGAGCTGTGACGCCCCGGCTACGTCTAGATCGACCCCAACGTTGACATCTCGGAAAGTAACATCGTCCGTTGTAGCCAAGCCCAAAGTGCTTCTAATAGTTCCAGAGTTTGAGACCCGGTAAACACCGCCTGCGATGTCAATCATCTTGCCGTTGTCTGCAGACGAGATTGTTGGGACGCTACCGCCACTTTCAGACCCCGTTGGGCCTGTGATGTTGACGTTGCCAGATCCATCAGTAGTAACCGTAATGTTAGTACCAGTCACAGTTTGGATTGGAGCGGCAGCTGAAGCTCTTGCGTTGGTGAAGTAAAGGTTTGCAGCTTCAGTGATATCGCCACTATCAAGAACAACAACACCAGTCTCACCATTGACTGACTGGACAGGGGCTACTTCAAAGACCTTTTCTGCAAGCTGTTCGTAGTTGACCGCATCTTTAGGGTTTTGCCCATTTGCCACGTTTGTGATTTTTCGGCTTTGTGCGTCGTAGTGCTCGCCACGCGTGGTATCGATTGTGATTGATTGCTGGGCAATACCGACCAATTTGTCAAACTGGTTTTCTTGAGATTCCGCATCGAAGGTCGAGTTGGCCTGCAAGTCAGTTTGTTGTTTGAGTTCAACAACACGAGAAATAGTCAGGTTGCTTGTGCCAGACGCAACTGAGCCGTTGATTTGCACAGATCCAGTGCTTCCAGTCCCAGCTCCAGTAGGAGTGTACTGGCCATTGGCTGAGCCCTGCACCAGCAGCGTACCATCGAGGACAACTCTAAGCTCTGAGTCTTCAAAGAATTGGAAGTCCAAGGCAAACGTCGGGTCCGTAGATGACGTTGTGTTGAAGGTCTGGGTGAAAGTAGTCTGTGTTACGGTCATGATCTATTCCAGTTTACTTAATTTCCAATGGTCTGCCAAATCTCTGCCTGCGTTTACGCTGGTCTTCTTCTGCCTCTCGAAGCTCTCGCAAGCCCAAATATCCTGGGGTCGAAACGCCTCTGGTAACCGGCAATGCCACGTGTAAGGCCAGCATGCCAAGTTCTGTCAAAGCCAGCATTTTTTCTTCGCTTGAAGCTTTGTCTTGCAAGTCAAGGACTGCTGCAACTGCAGCNAAGATGTCCTCTTGCATCATCCCAATTGGGGTGGATTTTTGCGGAGACGGCTTTCCTTGAATCTGGTCATATGCAGTTTCAAGCATACTGGCAAGGACCGGGAAGTTGGTTTGCAGCAACTTGCGGAGCGTATTGATGCCAATTTCTCGTGGGTCAAGGGTATCAATATCACCCTTCAAATACAGCGTGATTGCTCCAAGGGTCGAAATCGATGCCAGAGTGCTAATTTGTTGTATGACAGATTTAGTCGTACCCTTGGTACTGTTGTTTTCGCCATGAAAGCCCGTGCCTGATGCCTCTTCAGAGCCCGCTTGTTTGCCACGCTGCATTAACTCTTGTGCCAACTCTTCAACATTTTGGTCATCGATATATTGTTCGATTTCAGCATCAGATGCTCCGTCTCGCCTAAACAGCTCTACTTCACGTTCGATTTGTTGTTGGGCAAGACGCATAAAAACTTTAAGTTTTTCTTGCTCAAACTCTGGCAGACGATCCAGCTGGCGACTCAAAATTCTTTCCTCGACCGTGTTGCCGGCCAGAGCAGAAGACGCAGTTTGGAACATTGCTTCAACACCCGCGGCTGCAGGGAATTTACGTGCTGTTCTTCTGAGCCAGTTAGCATTCAAAATGTTGCTCATTGGCTGTGTCATTTGAACCACGTAGTTGGTTTTTGCGTTTACAACTTCATAGAGAGCAAGCGTTTCAAAACCGCCAATAAAAGTATTTTTTGCGGCAGGGTCCATAAATGGGTTGGCACTGCCGGGATCAATGCCCATTTCTCTAAGGACAGCTTCCGTAGATTCGTATTGGGCTGAAACATCTTGCCCATGAATGTCCACGGCTTTTGGCATAGGGCCGCCTGTTTCAAGTGCTATTTGTTTTTCGCCATACCATCGAATCCAATCATTCATGACTTCGATTTCTGACATTAGATTCAACTGCGACACTGCCATGTGGTCAACGCCTTGAATAGTTCCAAGTCGAACAAGGACGTTTGCAATACGGCCTTTAGCTTCTTCGTCGCCACCTGCTGCACGGCTTGATACGTCCCCGAGGTTCATTTCTGTAAACATGGTGGTAGCAGTACGGTCACCACGAACACGCATGTTGATGTTCGCTCTAAACATCCGTTGTCCTGAGTTCAGGACAGGGCTACTGCCTTCAGCAAAATGTCTGCCCAAAACCAGTTGGCTAAATGTTTGCTGGAGACCTACACCAGCTGATTCCACTGAGTTACGCATCCAGCCAATCGATTGTTGCAAAAAGTAACCAAAAGAATGGTCGCCTGTAAGAGTGACTCCCAATTTGGCTGCGCCACCAGTGACAGGTCTAATCATTGGGTGGTTTTGAATTTCCGGGCTGTAGTAGCTTGAACCGGGGCCAACAGACAAAAACTGGTAAGCAGTAACTGCAGGCGCATTGATAGGGTTGAGTGCCAAAGCCGTCGTAAACCTGATCGCCCCAAGCACAAGCCTATTGAGCATGCCAAGGCCGCCACTAGTTGTGTGCAATGGCACTGCTGCCATTTCCAACATTGACAACTTCATTGATTCGGAGATTTGGTCCCAAAACAATGCAGCTGTAGATTCTCTAACTGTCGATGCTACAGCATCATTAGCCATAATCTCAGACCACATTTGGATGTGCGGGGCCATAGCATACGTGGCTGCAATCTGTTGGACTTGACGTGCAAAGTCAGTGAAGAAGTTTTCTACCACGATTGGGTATTCAACATCACCAGCAGCACGAGCACCTAGTACATCTTCTCTGCTTGCTGCGGCAGACAAAGCACCAGCGCTGCCTTCTCTTGTGCCTACAAGCTGGTCTGCCAAGTCTCTTACGTTTTGAATATCAGCGTCTGGGCCTGCCTTATCAACGCCACGGCGTCGTGGCACATACGGCTCACCGTCGTTTGGAATGACACCAAGGTTTGATTTTTCATTACTGTTGGGCAAATTAATTCTAGCCGTGTCATGGAAACGCCTGCGGAGCTCTTTGAATTCGCCATAGTTCAGTGCAGCAAAGGCTTCGTCAATAAGTCTTCGGATGCCGCCTTCTCCAGCCAAGTGTCCGTATTCACCGTCTGGTGCAATCTGTGTGTTAAGGCCCATGTCAACGTCAAATTTGTCAAGAGCCGCGTAGACCTCGCTTACTGTTTCAAGGTCTAGACGAATCGAATTGCCACCTCGCCTTGCCCGGAACAGATCACCTTTGATGAACAGCCGAGCAAAGTTATCAGGGTCTTTCATAAGAAGAGCAAGGTGTGCCAGCTCACCAAATGTCAAGTCCAGGTCTACTCTTTCTCCACCCTCTGCTTCTGGCCGTCCAGAGATTTGCACCTTGTAATCTTTGCCGAAATCAAAAATGCCTGACGTGCCGGCTTTACCAGCTTGTCCAACTTGTTGTTCTGACAGGCCAATGGCTCGACGAATCTCGTTGGTTCTTTCGCCATGACTCACCATGACAGCATTTGCATAGCTTTGTGACGCATTGATTTCAAGCACCAAGAATCTGTACAAAGCACTGTCTCGGCTGCCAGTAAGGTATTGCACAAGACTTGGATACCGTGACATAAAGAACGTGTAGAACTGTTTTGGGTCTCTTTTCAACAAAGACCCTGCATCACGCAGTTGTTTGAGTAGTCCGGTTCCGGTGCCAACTTCAGTGCCTTTAAATTGTCCTGTAGCCAAACCAGCTTCGATATCAGCAACCAAGTTGCTAACCATGGCATCAATTTTATTAGCACGCTCTGTTTCTCTGGCAGCAGTCGTTTGCGATGCTTTTACGCGCAGTTCTCTAATAGCCTCACGCAACTCGTTGTAATAACCATACGGGTCCACTTCCATCATGTCTTCGTATGTCTCTTTGCCGCTTAACCGCATGTCGTGCAGGTTGCCATAGTTTTGGTTCTCAAGTTTCTGCCGATATGAAATCAAAACTGTCTCAGGAATCTCTGCACCTTCGGCTGCAAGTTGCAAAACTTCTTGCATTTGTTGGGCAAGTTTTTCGTTACGTCGAACAAATGAAAGGCCTTCTTCTCCGCCAAATTTTCCACCGGGACCGAACAACTCGTTAAATTCTTCGCGTATTTCCGGCGTCATTTCACGTTGCAAAGCTTTTTCTTCTGAAAGCAATTGGTTAAAAGCAAAGTTAGCTTCTTCGATTTCTACTTTTCGCAAAGCTTCAATGACTGCTTTTTTCGCTGCTTCTGGAGTTTTGGCATTTGCAATACCTGAAGTTGCAAAAATCTTGGCGCGAATATTTGTTTCTTGGCCAGTGGGACTTACCGGAGTTCCAAGACCTTGGTCTCTAAGACGTTCCGCCTCTGCAAGTTTTTCAAGCTCGGTGCGTGCAACAGCGCCCTCTGCCTCTTCAAACAACGAGGCAGTATCTGTGTCTTCACCCGCTAGAGCTGTAGCTTCTAGCTGTTCGGGTCCGGCAAGCAAACCTTTTTGGATTGCCGCCAACACTTGTGGTCTAACAACAATCTCACCAGTGTTAGGATCAATTCGGCCACCGTACAAAATTGCAAGCCGACCCTGTGCAATAATCGTTCGACGTTGTTCTTCTCTACCTCTTCTAGTGCCTTCGCGCTCCCGCAAACGATCGATTTCTGGCTGCCTTTTTTGCTTGCCTTCTTCTACACCTGCTCTGAAAGCGTTTCGGGTTAGCTGTTCAGCTGCTCTAAGTTGATCTGTAAGCTGTCTGTAAGCCTCACGTTCAGTCTTGCTGCGTGCCTGTCCCGTTACACGTCGAACAATACGTTTTGTGTCCCGGCCAATTTGAAGTTCGCCAGCTTCAGTGAATGGAGAAAGGCTGTTTAATGCTCTTTCGTGCCATTCCTGTTCGGGCCGGCTGTTATGCCTGTATCGTGCACCATCGACACGAGCCAAGCCTTCAGTAGCCTCTCTGGCCCCCTCATACAACTCGCCAACAGGAAGCTCTGCAGCTTCGCCGGCAAGACGCCTGTCAATCATGTTTTCAACAAGCTCAAGATATCGACGTAACCCTTCAATATCGTCGGGTCTGGTCTTTTTGCCGGGTTCCAATGCGCTTGTAAAACGCGGGTCATAGCCATCTGGATATGAGCCCCAATAGCTTTTACTGTTAAAAGGCTTGAACCAATCTAAGTTGCCAAGGCTCTTCCTAAGCGTTTCTACTGTTTCTCGTTCAAGTTTCCCGCTTTCGATAAACGTTTGAACGTAATTGATGAGTTCCCTCATTTTGCTCAGCTGGTATCTATCTATCTTAAGAATAGGCACAACACCCTGCGAGTCTCTAGCTCCATCAACCATGAAAGCTTCTGGCACTTCAACAAAAATTGGTTCGGCGTTACCTGCTTCTAGGTTGACCAGCAGAACGTTGCCGTTTGCATCTGGCTTAACGTTTGAATACCCAAGCTCGGTAAGTTTTGCCTCGGTCAATCGCACAACTTCTACTTCTACAGCTCCTTCCATGGCAGTGAATACTTCACCGTTATTAAGCTGAGAACCATCGACAACGAGCTGCCAACTAGAGTTAGGGCCATACATTCGAGTGCGACCCGCATCTCCACCTTTACGTTTGGCGTTTTGCAACAACCCTGCCATTGAAAAAACGTTGTCCAGAGTGACAGACCCATCTCGACGTGAAATCAAATTAGATGCGAAAGTGTCGGCAAATGGAATGAATTCTTTTGTTGTAGCGTCAACAAATTCAGTACGCCTGTTTTTTGGAGTCATGCGATACAAAAGCATGTCACGCAAAACGCTGAATGGGATTTCACGACCGTTTTGCCCATAACCGTCAGTCAGAACTATATTGTCACCAACCAATCCTGTGCCTTCCCCGAAACGCCCCATGAAACCCATGTCATAAAGTGCTCTTGACACTTTTTCAAACGTAGCTGCTTTACCTAGCCCAAGCGATTTAACAAGGGTGTTGACTACAGGTCTCGTGAGATAGACGTTGTGTCGCCAATCACTTGTACCAGTGGTACCGGAAATTTCTTGGAATATTGGCAACAGCTTTTCAAACGATTGTTGAGCAAAATCGTCTACGAAGGTTTGTATGTTTTGTCCAAAGTTGGCAACTGTTCTAGGGTGCGTCACCTTTTCAGCAATTGGTGATTGTTTGAACGGATAGAACATAACACCAGGATTTACAAAACCCTCGGCTCCCCTCCCGTGTTTGGCAAGAAGCCCGTTCACCTTTTCCTGTATGTGTTTTGGTGCAAAATCTTGGAACACTGCGTCAGCAGGTGTGCCTGTATTTACAGCGTTGGCAAATGCATAGAGGTTGTTGTATTCCGAAAGCAATACTTGCATTTCTTCACGGTCACGCAGTGCGTAACCAGTGTTATTCATGCCTTCATTAGAGGTGCCGAATACGAAGGTGTCCTTGCCTACTGTGCTATACGACTCCATACGGGAATCGCGCAACACACTATCCAAAGCGTATTTGGGGTCAGTGATTGTATCGTCCATTGCCCCTGACTCCATATCCTGCACGTGATCTCTGATGGCTTCAGGGCTTTTAATGTACTCTGGATCTGCTTCTGCTTTCTTGTTGAAATCAGAGCCGGGAATCTTGCCGGCAATCAAACCTTCTGCTGCTTTGATTTGATCGTCCGTTCTTGACTCAAACAGCATGCCTTCAGGAGCTTCTGGCTGCTCTGCAGGAGTGTCGCTGCCCTCTGGCTTCTTAGGGTCATCTGGAACTTCGTCAAACAACGTAGGCTCATCAGGGCTCATGTAGAGCTGACCTGAAGCTGCAGATCGAATCATCAGGCTGTGGTGATACGCAGCCTTTTGTGCAGGTGTAGCATCAGCAGGCGGCCGTGGGACTGGCGCTGCACCAGTATGTATTGGTCTGATTTCTGCATCACGGATGGCGGCAACAACTGCTTGTTGGCCGGGATCAAGCGCCCGCGGACCTGTGGGGTAGCGGTATTTATTACCTTCGGCAATAGGGTTGCGTCCTTTTGGAGACCCCGGAAAACGTTGGTTTCTTGCTCCAATAAACAAATCGCGTAGCGCAATCATTTCCCTGCGTTGTGCTTCAGTCAAAGTTAGACGTTTACCTGCAGCTCCTTGGTATGTGGGAGCCACCAACATCTGATCGATTCTGGCAATCATTTGGTTTAGCTGAGCTTCCGTACCTGTTTTGGTAATAGCCAAATGCTCAATCACCACTCTGTCACGTGCAAGAATCAACCCCTCTCGTTGGGCTACACCTAAAATTTTGGGGTCTGCAGACTTAGCAGATCCACCGCCAATGGCTGGTGCCAATTCTCCTGTTGCACCGGGGTTGGCAGGATCTGTTGCTGCCAGCCTTCTGGCTTCATCCTTGAAGCGATCTACAGATTCGCGGTATAAGGTGCGTGATTGCTTGAATGCGGATCGAGCTCCGATTCCATACAAAAGCATAGTCATGCCGCCAAAAGCCAGAGCTTGGTACCCGGCTTTGTCTAATCGAATTTGCTCTTCAGTTGCGCCGTGCATGGCCAAGTCATATGCAGCGACACCGGCATCTGAGATAATGGACTCTGCACCAGCCGCAAGTGCGGCACGGCCGGTTACAGATGCGCCTGCCCCCACAAGCCCTCTCACAGCTTCTTTTTCTGTAATAGCAG